TCAGTCTGTGCCACATCGACCTGTTAGGTTCTGGCCAGGGAACACCACTGGAAGCGTAGTCGTAGCTGCTCGTCAGTCTCCTACAATTCCAGTCAACGACACTGATCCGATGCTTCTCGACGAGCTGCTCATCAAGTATGATGCTTGTTGGCAGTATGCTGTCGATGATGGCACTGTGCCTGCACAGGTGAACAAGTTCCAGTTGTTGGCACAGAAGCGACGCAAGCAAGTGTTTGCTAACTTCTCACAGCAGCCACTGATGCTCGATCCTCGGTTCCCCTCTGATCCGAACCTCATTGATGACCTGTCAGTGGGAACATTCACCATCAATCAGTCGGTGCTCGGATGACAGCCAACTTTCTCCCTGGCACACAACTGTATGCCGATGACCTGAATGCTACGTTTGCACACCATGTGGACTGCTACGGTGGAGACCAGATGGATGGTCCATTGTTCCTGTGGGATGGTGATGGTAGTGCGCTGAGTTTGGATGGCACTGACTATTTGCAGGGTGCATGTCGTGGGTTTGTGAGAGAGCAAATTCAGGCGGCAATCCTCAATCCTCCTGGGAACATCGTGTATCTGCCACTCAGTGGTGGAACGATGACTGGACCACTGACTGCAACAGCACCACTCATAGTCAAAAGCCCTCTGCCATCCATCATAGGGAACAACTCAACTATTACCATTGACGGACCCACAGGTGTTGACCGCACGCTCGGCTGGCACACCAATGGCTCGCGACGCTGGCAGATTTTAATCGCGACGACAGCAGAGACCGGCGCAAATGCCGCTGGTGATATGTATTACAACCGCTTCGACGATAGCGGTAATTACATCGGTTCGCCGATATGGATACGCCGATCGGATGGATTGGTTAGCATCGGGTATCAGGCACGCACTGTCTTTGGATTGGATACTGCCACCGGTTCTGGAAGCGGTTTGCTAATCAATGGCGCCCCTGGCAGTCAGCGCTCGATCACCTGGACAACCAACTATCAGGCGGGCGGTTTAGCGGCTGGTTCAAGGTGGTTTATGTGGTTGTCCGGCAATGAAACAGGTGCCAATGTTGGTGCGGACTTTCAGTTGCGTCGCTATGATGATACCGGGGCTTATCTCAGCACGCCACTCACCATAACCAGATCGACTGGGCTGGTCACGATGTCTGGTGGCGCGTCGATTACCGGCGCTACACTTACTGGTGGTGCGTTCACTGGAACGTTCACAGGCAATCACACCTACTCAGGGAATGTGACCGTAAGTGGGACACTCTATCCCACTTCAACAGGTGGAATGTTCATCGGTGATGGAGTTGCTGGACAGGGCGTCGCCGTGTCGATCCAAGGTGCTGCCAGCAGCGCGCGACAAATCCGTTGGTATACTGGTAACGCCTCCACCCCCAATCAGCGCATGCTGATAGGAATGGTGAATACCGAGAGCGGCAGTAATGCTGGTGCAAATTTCTCTCTCAGCTTCTATGACGACACCGGCACTTTCCTCAATACGCCAATTCTAATCACTCGATCAACTGGATTGGTAACGATGGCCAATGGTGCATCGATTACCGGCGGCACGCTGACTGGATCGTTTGCCGGCACGCCGACGTTTTCCGGCGTCGTTACATTCACAAGCGCTGGGACGGGAGTAGGATTCAGCACCAATGTGAGATTCAGTAATCAGGTAGGCTTCAATAACACCGCGCCAATCGTCAAGCCCACCGTGACTGGCGCAAAGGGTAGCAACGCAGCACTCGCATCACTGATGACTGCACTTGCTGCATACGGCCTCGTGACTGACTCTACAACTGCTTGAATGGAGGTATACATGCGAAAACTCGTACTCGCGTCGCTGCTCGCTACGACTGCTCTCGCTGTTCCGAAGGCACATGCCGTGTTGCAGCTTGCACTCGATGTGCAGGGTGCAGTGTTCACCTGTGCTGATGGACAGGCGTGTGACACCAATGGTGCAACTGGCATCATCCAGGTCAACAATCAGAGCATCAATGGTGTGGCCATCAACGGCAGCATCCAGTCTGCCGATCTGACTGCACGTATCCTCAACACGTCATCGCTGTCCATCATCAACCACAGCGGTGCGTCGAGGACACTGGACTTTGCAGTGAGTGCAACCGACTTCGTTGGGCCAGCAGTCAGCTTTGCAACTGCATCCGCTGCCACGTTCCAGACAGCTAATGGCTCGACACTCAACGTAGCGTTCTACGATGATCCGAACAATACACAGGGTGCCAACACTCCGACGAATGCACCCGGTGATCTGATTGACAGTGCATCACACAATGTGGTTGGAGCAGCAGACAGCTTCAGCCACAACAACAGTGGATCGCTGGCCAATCCCGACACTGGCGCATTCAGCATGACTGAGACAGTCACCGCGCTGTTGGTGAATGGTGGACAGATTATCAACCGCGGTCAGACTGAGATCAAGGATGTGACTGAGCCTGCATCACTTGCGATGTTGGGCATGGGTATGCTTGGCCTTGGGATGATCCGGTCGCGTCGTCGCAGCTAGACAAAGGAGGGTGACGTTATGACACCACAGGAACAGATTAGCGTCACCCTCACTGCGGCTGAGTGGAACGCTGTGATGCAGAAGCTGGGGACGCATCCGTTCGTCGAGGTCGTGCAGCTTATCAACTCCATACAGACACAGTGTATGCAGCATGAGTTCGACAACACGGTGAGCAAGGACTCTTCGCGTGTTTCTGGACAAAACTAACAGCATCAATCCACGAGGGCAGCAGGCACAAAGCCTGCTGCAAGTCAGTACTGTTCGGTCGTTCGAAGGTGGTTTGAACGTCACCGACACCGACTTGAACATGTCACCGAAGTTCGCCAAGGTGCTAGACAACCTTGAACGTGGACTTGATGGTTCACTGTCACTGCGTCCTGGCACTGTACTGTTGTCGAATAGAATACTCGATCCCACTCCTATTGTGAACCACGTCTACTTCAATGGCTTCATCTGGACTGTACAGAGTTCAGGCAACATCTGTTCAATAGATGGTGCTGGAACCGTACTCGTCAAAACACTGAACAACGACGGTGCAACGCCACCGTGGCCAAACCAGCCAGCCACACCCATCACATTCGTTGACTTCACAGTATTCAACAGCGAGTTGATAATCACGAATGGACGTGATTCACCACTACTCGTGTCAGGTAAGGCATTCGTAGAGAATGCAGTCGATGGAGTGATAGGCAATCCTAATCCAAAGCTCAACGTGGTGCAGCTTCTTGCTGACAAAGGGGACTCGTTCAACTCCATACATGTACCCATAGGCAAGTTCGTCATTGCACACGGTCGGTTCACTATCTTCGCTGGTGTGGCAAAGACACCGAGCACGATCTACATCAGCAACCAGGACACGAGTGGAACCTACTTTAGTGCTCCGGCCCCTAATAACGCTGTTAATGTGGATCTTGGTCCTCGTGTGTCTCTGGGCAGTTCTACAATTACTGGGCTCGTCGCATACCGTGATAAACTACTTGTCACCTTCGAGAGAGGCATCCTGCCAATCAATCTCGGTGTTTTTACCGGATCGGCGCCGGCAGTGCATACGCCCACTGACGACGGGTTCATCGAGGAGTTTGGATGCCTAGCACATCGCTCGATGGTTAGCGTTGGCGATGACACGTTCTTTTGCGACAACGTGGGTGTGAACAGCATCACACGCATCAACGTGTTCAACACGCTGCGTCCTGCTCGTGTCAGTCATCTGATTGACCCACTCATTACTGCATTGATCGAACCACTGACCGCTGCACAGATAGAGCAGTTCGTGTTCGCGACGTATGATCTTCGCAACTTCCGCTACATGCTGTTCATCCCTGTGATAGTCAACGGTAGGATGACAGAGACCATCTGCTTCAGCTTCACCAACATCCCTGCACTGAAGATACAGGCATGGGCACGACTGCGTGGGTGGCAATGGCAGAGTGCAGCACGCACTGCATTGCAGAACGTCGTGTTCAGTCGCGGCAACAAGCTGTATGCCTATGACTTCGACAGTCCTGACCACAACACAGAATTGCGCGGTGATCCCTCCGTCAACGGTGGTGCTGGTCTGCCTGTGG